GCGGCTCCAGATGACGGGGCGGACGCCGAAGAAAAGTAAGGAGTAACCAATGGCCTATAGCTGGGACTTCGACGCCCCGACCGGGACGTTCAAGAACCACCTCCTTTCGGCGGACGTCTACGAGACCGCTCTCGAGAACTCCGTCGCGATGCGGTTCGTCGAGATGCAGAGCGAGTACGGGAAGAACAAGGGCGACACGCTCACGTTCACCCGGTTCACGCACATCGCCGAGCCGAGCTCGGCCGAGCTCTCGGAGCTCTCGCCGATCCCCGAGGTCTCGTTCAGCCTCGCCACCTCGACCTTCGTGGTCAAGGAGTACGGCGTCGCGGTGCCGTACACCGGCAAGCTCGAGATGCTCGCGAAGTACAACATCGAGAACCTCATCCAGCGGACGCTCATGGAGCAGAAGCGGCTCGTTCTCGACACCCTCGCCCTCGGATCGTTCGACGACACGAACGTCAAGTACGTCCCGACGGGCCCGGCGACGGCTTCGATCACCTTCAACTCGACGGCATCCGGCACCGCGCAGGACAGCCTGAACTACTTCCACGTCGAGGACATCTCGAGCCTGATGTACGACCGCCTCAACATCCCCTACTTCGAGGGCGAGAACTACGTCGGGATCTTCCGCGGCAAGACGCTGACGTCGCTCCGGCGCGACAGCCAGTTCATCTCGTGGCACCAGTACAACAACCCCGGTATCAAGGTCAAGGGCGAGGTCGGGACGATCGAACGGATCCGCCTCGTCGAGACGAACCACGCGACCGCGCTCCCGTACGTCGGGAGCAACAACTTCGGTTCGGGCGTGGTCTTCGGTCAGGACGGCGTCGGCATGATCGAGGCCGAAGCGCCGCACCTCCGGGCCGCGCTCCCGAGCGGGCACGGCCGCTTCAAGTCGATCGCCTGGTACGGGCTCTTCGGCTTCGACATCATCTTCACCGGCGCGACGACCGAGGCGACGTCCAAGGGGACGACCCGGATCGTCCACGTCACCAGCGCCTAACTATCAACCTGGGGAGGGGCTCCTCGCGGGCCCCTCCGCCCCCAGAGAATCGGGCGCCTTCGGGCGCGGAAGGATACGAACATGGGTCTCATCCACCAGATCGCGGTCGGGACGGTAGCCGCCGACCTCAACACCACCGGCGTCAAGCTGGTGATCCCGGTGTGCGAGTCGCTCAAGATCGTCGAGTACGGCTTCGTCTCGACGGCGGTCGACCCCGGGACGACCGGCGTCCTCAAGCTCCAGTACGTCGACGGTTCCGCGAACGCCGCCGTCGACCTCGACAACTTCACGCCCGCCGCGGCCGCCGCGGTCGGCAACGTCATCACGAAGCGCCTCGACGTCCTCGTCGACAAGCTCCTCAACAAGTACCTCGTCAGCGTCTCCGGGACCCCCGGGACCCTCACCGAGGATGCGCAGGGCTTCGGCGCGGTCCAGCTCAACGTGACGACCGGCTTCGGCGCTGGCGTCACCGGGACCGTCTACATCAAGTTCGCGCTCGCCGGTACCCAGAAGGGGCCCGCGACCGGACAGAGCCTCATCACCACGATCTAGTTCACATGGGACCGGGGCCCCTTCGGGGGCCCCCGCCCTAACAGCCCCCGCGCGAGCCGGGGCAGGAGAAGACCATGGCGAAGCCGAAGAAGAAGCAGGAGCAGCACGTCGTCCGCCAGTGGGCATCGAGCCCCGTGATCTACGGCCCGCTCCGCAGCAAGTCGAACGAGGACATCCACGACAACCCGGACCATCACCCGACGATCGGGCTGACGAGCCGTGGCGAGTTCGTCGATCTCGCCGGCCGGAAGCTCGACCCGAAGTCGGTCCCAGACTACATCAAGGCCGACGCGAAGCGGTCGAACCTCGACATCGAGTACCACCCGCCGAAGCGCCATGAGGTTGGTCTCGACGACGCGATGCTCGGCGCCGGCGTCCCGGACACCGAGCCGGACCCGCGCGTCCGCGCCTCGAGGCGGAGGGCCGCGTAGTGGCCTCGAAAGTCGCCCCGAAGGTCTGCCCGACGTGCGGGGCGTGCCCGACGTGCGGCCGGCACGCGCCGGCGCCGTTCGTCCCGCAGCCGGCGACGTTCGTCCCGTGGGTCCAGCCGACCCCCCTGGTGCCGGGGACAGGCACGGGGAACTGGCAGCCGTACGCGCCGAGCACCTGGTGCTAGGTGGCGATCCTCGAAACCGCCGAGGACATCCGGAACGACGCGCTCTTCCGCGCCGGTGAGCCCCAGGATTCGTCCTCCGTCTTCTACGCCAAGGCCCTGGAGTACGCGAGCCGGATCCAGCGGACGCTCCTCCTCGGCGGCGCGATCGCCGTCGGCCGCGACCTCGCGACGTCGGCCGGAATCTACGCGCACGTTGTCGATCTCCCGATCACCGACTGGTGGTGGGCGCGGAAGCGGCCGCGCGGGATCATCACGACCGAGGCGCTGATCGAGACCGGGACCGCGACCGCGACCGAGGGCAGCGCGACGGTCACTCTTTCGTCCGCCCCAGCGGCGTCCGTCGCCGGCTTCCGCCTCGAGGTCGCGAAGCTCCCGACCGTCCCCCGCGTCCTCGCTCACGCCGCCGGGTCGGCGACCCTGACCCTCGACGCGCCGTGGCCCGAGGACACGCAGGCTGCCGCGTCGTACGTCCTCTTCAAGAACGAGTACGAGCTCCCCGACGACTTCCTCCGCTTCGCCGGCGCGCCGTACCTCCACTCCCGCTACCGGTCCGCGATCCCCGTCTCCGAGGCCGAGAACCACGACCTCTCGTACGCGTACGGGACGTTCTTCCGCCAGCCGCCGACCGCGGCCGCCTACCTCGCGCCGCGGACGATCCAGATCAACAGCTACGACACGCGGGCGTACCGCCTTGAGTTCGACTACATCTACATCCCGGACGACCTCCAGGCCGGCGGGACGATCGTTCTCCCGCGGCACCACCGTCACGTCCTCTCGTCCGGCGCCGCGATGCTCATCGCGTTCGACAAGAGCGACGATCGCGCCGCCCGCCTGGCGTCCGAGTACCGCGAGACGGTCCAGCGACTCGTCCAGGAGCACCGGAAGATGCTCGGCGAGGGCTCGACGGTGATGGGCGTCTACCGGACCCGCCAGGGGCAGAGCGGACGCCGCGGCCGGGTGCAGCCCCGTGGCGAAGAGTTCCTGATCTAGCGTGCCGTACGACGGCAACATCGTCGAGATCCCGCTCGGCCGCGCCGGGCAGACGGCCCGCGAGAACCGGCTGTACACCGACCCGAGCGAGCTCCTCGAGGCGCAGTCGATCGCGTTCGACGACGACTACTGCCGGAAGGCCCCTGGCGCAGCGAAGCTCAACCCGAGCTCGACCCTCTTCTACCCGTACTACTCGGCGACGCTCGCCGGCGCGTCCCGGTGGGGCGCGATCGTCCGCTTCTGGCCCGGCCAGAACATCCAGTGGACCGGCGCGGCGAAGACGGCGTCGGTTCGCGCCGGTGCCGGGGCGGGCGCGATCTCGATCACGGTCCCGGCTGGTGGCTATGCAGTCGGGTCCCTCCTCGTCCTCCTCACGACCTATCAGGAGGCGGCCGGCGCTGGCGACGCCCCGACGACGCTCTCGGTCACCGACACCGCGGGGAACACCTGGGTCGCCCAGGACTGGGGCGCGTTCCAGGTCCCGACGCTTCCGGCCGACGAGAAGAACACGCGGATGTTCTGCACGAAGGTCACGTCGGCTCTCGTCGCCGGAAACTCGATCACCGTCACGTACTCCGGCGCGATCTCGCACGACAACCGTGTCGCGATCGTCGCCGAGTGGACCGGCGTCACCGACGGGACGCCGGAGGCCGGCGGTAACAGCGAGTCGCTCACCGGATCGACGGACACGGCGCCGCACACGCGGGCGCACACGGTTCCCGCCGCAACCGGCGACCTCCCAATCGGGTCCCCGGTCTCCGCGCTCCCGGTCCTCTCGGTCGCCGGCCTCGTCGCCGACCAGGCGAGCAGCAACGCCGTCACCCCAGGGCCCGGGTGGACGCAGGCGATCCAGCAGCCGACCGACGCCGCGGTCCCCAACCTCGCGCTCTCGTTCCGGATCGACACCGGCCCGTTCACGATCATCGCGATCCAGGAGTTCGACGCGTCCGACCGGGTGACGACGCTCACCGGGACCGTGACGACGGCGACTGGATCGAACGTCGTCACCGGGTCCGGGACGATCTTCACGACCGACATCTTCGCGGCCGGCGACCTCATCCGGATCGAGACGCGGAAGGTCGCCCTCGTCGCGAGCGACACATCACTGACGACGACGGAGGCGTGGGTCAACACGAACGTCGGGCAGCCGGCGGTCGCCCGGTGGGCGAAGCGCGTCCTGATCGCGGTCGACTCCGGCTGCATCATCGCCGGCGAGTACAGCCCGTCGACCGGGATCTTCGCGTTCAACGACGTCCTCGTCGCGGGGCTATCGCCGACCGCCCGCCCCGGCTTCTTCCTCGCCGCCGGAAAGGAACTGGCCGCCGACTTCCGCGTCGCGGCGTACCTCAACGGCGTCGATGAGCCCGAGGTCATCAAGATCGGGGCCGGCGCCGTCCCGGACTTCATCTCGGCTGCGAGCGTCGTCCCGCCGTCCGGGACCGACTGGTCCGGCGTCTCCCAGCCGCGCGGCGCGATCATCCACAACAGCCGGGTCGCCGCCTGGGGAAACATCAACGATCCGCACCGGATCTACTTCTCCGACCCGGAAGACCACGGCGACTTCGCTGACGCGCTGAACTCGTCGCAGACTAGGGTCGCCGCGTCCGTCGGCGAGAAGATCACCGCGATCGCCGAGTTCCAGGGCGTCCTCTTCGTCTGGAAGTACCCCCGAGGACTCTTCTACCTCGACGATTCGAGCTTCGACACGTCCGAGTGGGTCATCCGGCACAAGTCGCTCGCGCTCGGCGCGGCGGACTCGCCGTTCGCCGTCCTCCCGATCGACGACGACATCATCTTCCTCTCGGCGACCGGGAGCTTCCACATCCTGACCGCCGTCGCCGAGCTCGGCGGCGTCCGCGCGTCCGACCTGAGCTACGGCCTCGGGCTGTCGAAGTGGATCCGCGACAACGTCAACCTCTCCCGGCTCAACCAGGTCGTCTCCGTCTGGTACCAGGCGAAGAAGCAGGCGATCTTCGCGCTCCCGTCGACCGGGAGCGCCGAGAACGACCTCACGCTGATCTTCGACTTCGCCGGGACGCAGCGCGGCCTCCCCGTCCGCTTCGGGTACTCGAGGCGGGACCGCCCCGCCGCGCTCGCGACGCGCGTCGACTCGGACGGGATCGACCGGCCGGTCTTCGGTGAGGGCGGCTTCGTCTACCGGTACGACGTCGATGCGCGGACGAAGAACGGCGCCGGGTACACCTCCGCGTTCCAGACGCCGCACCTCGACCTCCAGGAAGTCGACCCGTCGCTCCGGTCGCGGCGGAAGCTCTGGGAGCACCTCGAGCTCATCATGGAGCCGGTCTCCGCCGGGACGCTCGTCGTCGAGCTCTACGTCGATGGGACCCTCCGGCAGACGCTCTCGTTCGACGCGACGCGGCGCCGCCAGCGGAAGAAGATCCACGTCGGCGACGGGCACACGTTCTCGGTCCGCGTCCGGAACGCGACGGCCGGCGAGGACTTCAAGGTTCTCTCGCTCCTCCTCTACTTCAAGGTCGGGAACGAGG